CAAGAAGTGGTACCACTGTTACAATAGGTGATAGTGGTGATACTATTAATATAGTTGGAACATTACAAAATAATGGTTCGGCTGTAGAGGTAGATAGTGTAACCTTTAAAGAAGGTGGAACAAATTTTACAAACAGTTTATTAGTCGGTACAGATTCAACAGGCACTTTATCTTCTGCTGATGGGAATACTGGAGTTGGTACAGGAGTTTTAGCTGCTCTAACATCTGGAGATAATAATGTTGCGGTAGGTTTAAATGCTTTAACAGCTAATACTACTGCTTCTAATAGTGTAGCAATGGGTTGTGGTGCTTTAACAGATAATACAATAGGTGACCAGAACACAGCAGTAGGTGGAACAGCTTTAGGAGATAATACTGAAGGAGAATACAATGCAGCTTTTGGTTATAATGCTTTAAGAAAAAATACTACAGCAGATAACAATGCAGGATTTGGTTATTATGCTTTAGCTTGTAATACAACAGGTACAGAAAACACAGCTGTTGGAAAAGATGCTTTAAGAAAAAATACTACAGCAATACAAAATACAGCAGTAGGTACTAGTGCTTTAAGAGATAACACAACAGGTGCTTGTAATACAGCATTTGGTTTTAATTCATTAGTTCAAAGCACAACAGGTTCTAACAATACAGCAATGGGTAGAGAGGCTTTATTTACCAACACAACAGGTGGTGGAAATACAGCAATGGGTGTTTGTGCTTTAAATGCTAACACTACAGGCGACCAAAACGTAGCAATAGGTCTAAATGCAATGCAAGATAATACAACAGCAGACAATAATACAGCTGTTGGTTTTAGAGCAATGGATAAAAATACAACAGGTAATAGCAATGTGGCTATGGGTATGGATGCTATGCGTTGCAACACAACAGCTGTTGGTAATACAGCAGTTGGTACTAATTCTTTATGTTCTAACACAACTGGTTTTAATAACACAGCAGTTGGAAATTGTAGTGGAAATGATGTTACGACAGGAGATTGTAATACTTACATTGGTGCTTTTGCAGCATACCAAGCTACTACAGGAAATAATAATACTGCAGTAGGTGATCAAGCATTAAGTCTTATGACAACAGCTTCAGATAACACAGCAGTTGGAAGAAGTGCTTTAAAAGCTAACACAACAGGTGCAGAAAACACAGCAGTAGGTAGTGGTGCTTTAGATAGTAATACTACAGCTGGATGTAATACTTCTATAGGTCATGGATCTATGGGAGATAACACAGAAGGTGCAAATAATGCTGCAGTAGGTAGAAGTGCCTTAGGTTCAAATACTACAGGAACTAGTAATGTAGCCATTGGTAGAAGTTCTTTAACTCTTAACACTACAGCTACTGGAAATACAGCAACAGGTGCATTTAGTTTAAATGCTAATACAACAGGTGCATGTAATGTTGGAGTAGGTTGGCAAGCACTAACCGCTAATACAACAGCTTCATGTAACACAGCAGTTGGTTCATTAGCTTTATTAGCTAACACAACAGGGTGCGGTAATACTGCAGTTGGTAGAGATGCTTTAGATGCCAATACCACAGGTGATAGAAACGTTGCAATTGGTAGAGATGCTTTAGGTTCTAATACAACAGCAGATTACAATGTTGCTATAGGTTCTGAAGCAATGGAAGTTAATACTACAGGAACTCAAAATACAGCAGTTGGACATAAAGCTTTACAAAGTAGTTCTGATCAAAACTACAATGTAGCTATCGGAACCTGTGCTATGAGAGTAGCAACAGGAGCAGCAGAAAATACAGCAGTAGGCTGGGGATCAATGTTTGATCTTACAACTGGAGATTCTAATACAGCTGTTGGATATTCTTCTATGGCAAATGCAACAACAGGTGCTAATAATACAGCTGTAGGTTTTCAAACTGCTCCAGCATTAACAACAGGTGCTAATAACGTGATGATGGGTCCAGGAGCTGGTATATCTCTAACAACAGGGAGTAATAATCTTTTATTAGGACATGACGCTGGTCGTTCTGGTTCTCCTGGTGGAACAGTTACAACAGGTTCAAATAGAATTGCATTAGGTGATGAAAATATTGATAACGCACATATTCAAGTAGATTGGACAGTAGCTTCTGACCAAAGAGATAAAACTGATTTTAATAATTTAGATTTAGGTTTAGATTTTGTAAATAAATTAAATCCTGTAACTTACAAATGGGATAAAAGGTCTAAATATGATAAAGACTTAAATATAGCTCCTAACGGAAAACATAAACAAGATTGGCTAGATTTAGGATTTAAAGCACAAGAAGTAGAAGCATTAGAAATAGAAGCTGGATATAATAAGGATAATAAAACTAATTTAACTGTAGATATTTCAGAAGATGGTAAACAATATGGTATTCAATATGCTAAATTTGTTCCAATATTAGTTAATGCAATTAAAGAATTAAAAGCAGAAATAGACGAATTGAAAAAAGGGTAAGCTACCATGTTCTTCGGTGCAACTACCTTTTCCCAAACAACATTTGCAGATATTGGAATAGCCAATGCATTGGTCAATGTATCAGGGTCCAGGGTTAATACATCAATCGGTAATGTAGTTGTAGTTGGTAACTCATTAGTCTTACCAAACGGCAATAGATATAATCTATCTACAGGAACAGTTACTGTTAAAGAAGGTGCAAACGTACCTGTAACAGGTAATCAATTTAATTTAGGAACAGGTTCAGTTACATTCTCTATTAGTGGAACGGTTATTCCAACTGGTAGTAGAATCAATGCAGCAATAGGTAATGTAACCGTTGCAGCAGGTGCAGTATTCTCAGTTACAGGCAATCAATTTAATTTTTCTACAGGTAGTCCAACTGTAGTTGCAAATGCACTTGTTGCAGCAACAGGTAATCAATTAAATATTGCAACAGGTACAGTTACTGCAGCAGCAGGGGCCACGGCTCAAGTAACAGGAAACAGATTTAATACCTCAATAGGTAATGTAACCGTAACCGGTAAAGCAGTTGTTTTACCAAATGGTAATCAATTAAATATTGGAACGGGTACAGTTACAATTGCAGCTGCTGCAAACTTCTCAGTTACAGGTAATAGAGTTAATTTATCAATTGGAAATGCAACAGTTAAAGCAAATGCAACAGCAATTATAACAGGTAATAGATATAATTTAGCTACTGGATCAGTGACAATTGTTGCAAAAGCAGGTATAGCTGTAACAGGAAGCGGTCTTGCTATAGGTACAAACGAACCAAACATTAGATTATGGAACCCTATTGATCCTAATGTAACACAAACTTGGGTAGACGTTACAACACCGTAAGGATAAATTATGTTTTTTGGAACTACAACATTTGCACAAACAACTTTTTCAGACATTGGAAGTAGCACTGTTAGTCCTATAGTTATACCAACAGGTACTCAATTAAACATAGCCATAGGTAACATTGGTCCAATTCCTAATGTATTAATAGTACCAACTGGCATACAATTAAATGTTGCAACAAACCCTGTAAGTGTTATAACATGGAATCCAATACCCCCAGGGGTTAATCAAGTTTGGGTCCCGGTTGACCCTGACGCATAAGGAGAATTATGGCATCAAGTACATCAAGTGATTTAAAACTAGAATTAATAACAACAGGTGAAAAAGCAGGTACCTGGGGTACAATTACTAATACAAACCTACAGATTTTAGAACAAGCAACATCAGGATACTTTACTCAAAGTATAGCATCAGCTGATCTAGCATTATCTTTATCAACATACGCTGTATCAAACGGTAAAAATTTATACTACAAATTTACAGGAACACTAGCAGCTAACAGAACAGTTACTATGCCCGACTCTGCAGAAAGAGTTTTTATTGTAGAAGATGCAACAGCTAGATCTTCATCTAATTATACATTAACAGTTAAAACAGTTTCAGGAACAGGTGTAACTATCCCTGTAGGTGCTAAGATAGTTTTATATTCAGACGGAACTAATATTAGTTCAGGTCCAATAACCAAGGGCTATTATACAATACCCGCTGCTTACACTGCAGTTAATGGTGATCAATTATTAATTAATACAACAGGTACTGGTGGAGGTTTAAATGCTCCAGTTACAATAACATTACCAGCTTCACCTGCTATAGGAAATGAAGTTACATTCATTGATAGTGGAAATGGTTTTGGTTCTAACAACTTAACTATCAATAGAAATAGTTCACCTATTTTAGGAAATGCCGCTAATTTAACAGTATCCACAAATGGAGCTGCATTTACTTTGGTATATGTAAACTCTACAAGAGGCTGGATCTATAAAGATAATATATAGGAGCACGGATCATGGCTCTAATCGACTTTAAAGTCTTACCGGGAATCGATAAACAAGACACCGAATCAGGTGCAGAAAATAGATGGGTCGATTGTGATAATACAAGATTCAGGTATGGACTACCAGAAAAAGTAGGAGGTTGGTCATCATTAGTTTCTGACAGTATTGTTAGTGTTGCAAGACGTGAGTTTGCATTTGTTGATTTAGATGGAAACAAATATGTTGCAATAGGAACTGATAAGTTTTTATTAATATATTTTGAAGGTCAACTGTACGATATTACTCCAATTAAATCTACAATCGGAAGTGTTGTAATGTCTGCAACAGATGCATCTAAAGAAGTCTCAGTAACTTTTTCTTCAGCTCATAATTTACAATCAGGAGATATTATTTTATTAAGTAATGTAAGTGTACCTCCAGGCATAGGTTTAACTGATGCTGCATTTGAAGGTAAATTATTTCAAGTAACTAGAATTACAAACTCATTGATTGCAATTGTAACAGGAACACAAACTACAACAGGAGCTGCTGGAGGTGGTTCTTGTGATATTACTCCTTACGAACCTGTTGGCCCTGCTGCACAATCTTATGGTTATGGTTGGGGTATATCAGAATGGGATGGTATAGTTTCAAGTGCTGTAACAACAACTTTAAATGGAACACTCGGTGATAATAATAATGGTACATCAGGATCAACAATTGCTTTGACATCTGCTACAGGTTTTCCAACAACTGGTAGAATACAAGTTGGGACAGAATTAATTTCTTATACAGGTGTATCAACAAATAATTTAACAGGTATTACAAGAGCTGTTGATGGTTCAACAAGAGCTGCACATTCAAGTGGCACAACCGTAACCAATGCTGCAGACTTTGTAGATTGGGGTGAAGCCTCTTCTGCATCTGTAGTAACTCTTGAACCAGGACTATGGTCATTAAGTAATTTTGGTCAAGTATTAGTTTCAACTATTGCAAACGGTAAAACATTTACATGGAACGCTGGAGATGCTGCAAGATTAACAACTAGAGCATCTACAACTACTTCTGGTTTTTCTACATCAGCTAACCCAACAGCAACAAGAGTTACACTAGTTTCACCTACAACACGTCACTTAATTCACTTAGGTACAGAAACAACTATTGGAAGTACCGCAACACAAGATAATATGTTTATAAGATTTTCTGACCAAGAAGATATAAATGATTATACACCTACGGCAATCAACACTGCAGGTACACAAAGACTACAAGATGGTACAAAAATTATGGGTGCTTTAAAAGGTAAAGATTCTATTTTAATTTGGACTGACAACGCATTGTATTCAATGAAATTTATTGGTGCACCTTTTACTTTTGGATTTGAACAAGTTGGTACTAACTGTGGATTGATAGGTAAGAATGCAGTTGTTGAAATTGATGGTGTTGCTTTTTGGATGAGTCCAAATGGTTTCTTTATGTTTGATGGTACAGTTAAATCACTACCATGTTCTGTTGAAGACTATGTATATGATCAAGCTGATACTACAAAAGGTCAGCAAGTATACGCTGGTTTAAATAATCAATTTACAGAAGTTGTTTGGTATTACCCGTCAACTAATTCTACTTACAATGATCAATATGTAGTATTTAATTATGGTGAACAAGTAAGAGGTGGTGTTTGGTATATTGGAACAGAAGCAAGAACTTCTTGGATTGATGCAACTGTTTATCCAAAACCTATTGCAACTAAATTTAATTCTTCTGCATCAGGAACATTTCCTGAAGTTGTGGGTGAGGATGGTTTAGGTCAAACAACTTTGTTTGAGCATGAAGTAGGTACTGATCAAGTTAATGCAGATGGTAGTACAACAACAGTTACATCATTTGTAAAATCATATGATTTTGATTTACAAGCAAGTCAAAAAAATGCTCAAGGTAAATCTACAGGATCAACACTTTCCGGAGATGTGTTTTTAGCTATGAGAAGATTTATACCAGATTTTAAAGATCTACAAGGTAATGCAAAAGTAACACTTGCTGTCAAACGTTATCCACAACAATCTGAAACAACAACAGCGCTTAGTCCTTTTACAATTACTTCTAGCACTGATAAAAAAGATACAAGAGCTAGAGGAAGATTTGTTAATATAAAAATAGAAAATACTAATGTTAGTGAGTCTTGGCGTTTTGGAACTTTTAGAATAGATGTACAACCGGATGGACGTAGATAATGGCTAAAGTATTAGTAAGATTACCAGAACCTAAACAAGACTATGATGTGTCTAACCAAAAACAAATTAACAGAGCAATTGCTTTAATTGTAGAACAATTAAATTCTACATTTCTAAACGAACAAAAACAAGAACAAGAAAGGTTTACTTGGTTTAATGGCTAACATATATACAAATGCAAAAGTAGATTTAACTACAACAAATGCTACTACATTATATACAACACCTAGTAACTCTAGAGCTATTGTAAAATCTTTATTAGTGTCAAACGATGCTGGAAGTGCAGCAACTATAACTGCAACATTAACTAATGCAGCAGCAGCTGTATTTAGTTTATTTAAAGTTAAATCAATAGCTTCTAATACTACTGAACAATTATTAACAGAACCTTTGATATTATTAGAAAATGAGATATTGAAAGTTACCGCATCTGATGCTAATGAATTACATGTTGTGGCATCATTATTAGAAATTAACAGAGACTAAGGAGAAAATATGGCGTTTAAAGAAGAAGGTGAAGTAACATACACAATGATAAATGGTAAGAAAGTACCAGTTGTTAAGTGTGAAACAGAAGTAGTGTTAAGAAATACTAAAACTAACGTAGAGTATAATTCAGATAAAGAAGCAGAGGATGATATTGCAAACCCATCTACTGATACTAAAAAAGAAGACGTTATGCGATCTTTAAAGATAAAAGTAGCTGCAATGCCACCACTTGGTGCTGCATCT